GCCATAGGGTTGGCGCTGCTGCTCGGGACGTGCTGTCCCCCGCCGCAACTGCCCAATGTTGGGTTCGAGATGGCGAGCGCGGAATCGACGCCGGTTGTTTGTACTGATCCCACGACACGAGAGACCGTCCGTACAATCATGTCCGAGGCTTTGGACACTGCTCTCAAGAATCATGTGGTTCATTTGTTCGAGGTCTGGATGCGGGATGATCGCGGCCAGCCCGAGCGGGCTCGGACCGGAGTTACCAATGGTGTCGCGGCATATCTGAGGGCAAGCAAGTCGGTTGCGGCGTGGGCGCCATCGGATTGCCCTGGGTGAATCGCCGCGCGACTTAAGAATTTTCCGAACATTCAGGAGATGATGATGGCGGCACCACAGGCGGTTGCGCGCACACGCGCCGACGAAACACCGGAATGGCTGTCGGTCATGCGCGCCATGACTGGCATCGTCGAGACGCCGGGCGACGCCGACAATCCGAAGATCATGGCGATGGCGGACGAGATCGCGCACACGTTTCCCGACATGGCCAGCTACTGCGCGCAGTACAATCACGACTCGGTGCCGTGGTGCGGGCTCACTGTCGCCTATTGCATGACCATGGCCGGCATCCGGCCGGTGTTCGGCTCAACCGACACCGACAAGTTCCTATGGGCGCAGGCCTGGGCGAGCGATCCCGGCTATGTGCGGCTGGCGTCGCCGCGGCTTGGCTGCATTGTGGTGATGACGCGATCGGGCGGTGGGCATGTCACGCTCTACGAGAGCACGTCGGGCAGCAACTATGTCTGCCGCGGCGGCAATCAGTCCGACGCCATCAACACGCAGAGTTTTCCGATCAGCGGCGTGATCGCGCTGGTGTGGCCGAGCGCAGCCGGCCCAGTGCCTCCGGTGCCGCCAGCCGAGCGGCGCGAGCTCAAGAAAGGCGACAAGGGGCCGGACGTCGCGGCGTTGCAGACGTCGCTCGGCCTCGTCCCAGCCGATGGCGACTTCGGCGCGATCACTGATGCACAGGTCAAGAGCTTCCAAGCGGCAGCAAAGTTGAGCGTCGACGGCGTGGTCGGCGACGCCACATGGGCGGCGGTCGATGATCTCGACGCGCGCATGGACGAAGGCGACGACGGTCTAGTGCCACCAGAGTTGAGCGCGGCCATCATCGATCTGGTCGGCAAGTCTCCGCTGGTAAACTACTCGTGGAAGGATCGCGGCAAAGCACCACGCGCCTATCTCAACGGCATGGCCAATGCGTTCGGTGTGGCGGTGCTGGAATTGCAGGAAGGGTTGCCGCGTTCTGTCGAGATGGCGCAGGCGCAGCGCTCCGACGATCAGACCGATGCGCTGACGTGGTATCGCAGCGAGTTCTCCGCCAAGGGCATGGACAATTTGACTGCGGGCTATGACACCCTGCGGCACCTGTTCGTGATGATGGTCGGGCTCGGGATGCGCGAGTCGTCCGGCGAATACTATGAAGGGCGCGACACCACTGCGTCGAACACATCATCTGAAACGTGCGAGGCGGGCTTGTTCCAGACATCGTGGAATATCAGCTCGTGCAGCTCGAACATTGCGCCGCTGCTGACAGAGTATTGGGAAGACCCGAATGGGTTCCTCCCGTCATTCCAGCAAGGCTTGAGCCCGACAGCGGCGGGGCTCAGCAGCTTTGGCAGCGGCGACGGCGCTCGCTATCAGTTCTTGGCCAAGTTCTCGCCGGCGTTCGCCGCCTTCGTCACTGGCATCGGTATGCGCAAGCTGCGCAAGCATTGGGGACCGATCAACCGCAAGGAAGTCGAGATCAACAAGGACGCCGATACTTTGCTACTTGCGGTGCAAGAGCTGGTGCTGGAAGCCGAGCCGATCCCGGTGCCGCCCGAGCCCGAGCCGGTGATCGCGACTATCACCATCACGATCGATCCTCCCGGCAGTGCGCATGTGGTGATCACAGGAAATGCGTAAGCGCCAGCGCCTCCAACCCTGGCGGCGCTTTGCCCATAACCTCGCGTGGTTCGCGTTGATCGTCGCCATCGTGGTGATCGTGATGGTTCTGCTCGCGCGCTAAGGAGGAGGTCGTCATGACTCTCGGTTTAGCGTTTTGGGTAATCATGCTGATCTGGTTTGTGTTCGGGCTGGCGGTGCACTTCGCCTTTGTGGCTGGCACGTATGGTGTGATTGGCGGCACGTTGCTGCTGTTCGTGCTGTTCGTGCTGCTCGGCTGGCAAGTCTTCGGACCTCCGCTCCGTAAAGGTTAGGAGCAATCAGTCATGAGAGGACGGCGCTCAATGGATCGTTCAACAAAAATGGCGTTCATCATCTTCGCGGTTGCGGTGGTGTTGATGCTGGCGCTTGCCGCATACGGCTATTTCAGTGGTGTATGGATGGCGGAGTTCGACTAAGGTTACTCCGCTCGTAAGGCTCTCAGGATAGCAACACGGGCCGTCGCCTACGGGCGGCGGCCTTTTTTATTGCTTCATCGGCAGCAGCTCTAGCCCTCATAAGCATAAGCGCGCGTCCGCGCCTTAGCCCGCTCAGCGAAATAGGCGTTGATCTCGCTCTCAAACCAAAGATTGAGGCCGCTTCCGGCGGCCTTGAATGGTTTTGGGAACTGGCCGGCGAGCACGAGCCGTCGCGTATGTACGCGCGTGTAAGGCCAGCCTTTCTTCTTCAAATCATCGAATGTCAGGACATTGATGTCAGTGAGGGCGGTTTTCATGTCAGCGCCAGGATCAGCAAATTCAGAGCGATGTTGGCGGCAAGCATCCACCGCATCCATCGCAGCCACCGTTCAAGGCTCTCACATTCGCTGGCGGTCATCGCGCGTCCTCCAGCTTGGTGACGCGATCGGTCAGGGTCGTTTTCACATATGCCTCCCTGCAATGTTGAGCATCCATCCAACAATGCCGGCAGTCGCGCCCACGGTCGCTATGAACTGCACAACGAATAGACCAACAAGCCAGCGGATATGCGTGAGCATTTCCTGCCGCCATTCGACCCGCAGCAACAGAAATTGCTGGTTCATGTCATTGCGCAACTGATCGAGATCAGCACGGGTAAGATCGGTCATCGCGCGTCCCTCGTTTCCAAAGTGCGCAACCGATCGAGAATATCCATGGTGACGGTGTCATTGAGCCGCGCAATGGCAGAACCATGCATGCGAAGCTGTTCCCGTTGCAGGCTAAGCTCGTCATGAAGGCCCGCTAACTGGTTTCGCATGAGCCGCTGCTCAGCCAGCACGCGCTCGAGCTGCTGCGCGATGAACTCCAAAGAAACTTCGGTTTCGCTGGCGGTCATGAAAAGAAAGCCCTGGTCAACAGCCCGCCCACAGCAGCGCCTGATGCGAATAAAGCAGCCCCTGCAGTCATGCCCGCAAATGCTATTTGCCAGGGAGCCAATCGCATCTCCTGCCGCTTGCGATCATGGTCCGCCAACATTTGATCGATATGCGCAAGCTTCTCGCGAATATCCAAACGGCGCAGATCGGTGTCGGTAATGTCGGTCATTGCCTTGCCCTCACCGCGAATAGGAGCGGAAAGTGTACACGCTCGTCCCATAATCGGACGTGATGACCGTCCGGCTTTGATAAGTAGGCTCCTTGAACTCGCGAAACCTCACTCCACCGACTACGGCTGGCTGTAATACAGGCCGCGGGGCGACGCATTTGCTGGCACAAGGTCGATCGATCTTGAACCAGCTTGCAGCGTTCGATGGGCTGACAATTGCGGTCGCTAATAGCATTGCAACAATAGTGGTCTTCACGTTCGTTCTCCTGTTCCGTTGCCCAGAAAATCCTGGGGCAACACTCTTTTCGGCTTGGCCCTTAGTGTCTATTCGTATATACGAACTTGCGATCCGAAAGTCAAGTATTTGGGATATACGAAAATGCGCACGGGAAAACGCCGCAAAACTGCTAAAAACGCGCCTAAAACCCGGATCCGTGGGCGTCCGAAGCTGTATGGGCGGCGAATCGTGCTCCCTCTGGCGGACGGTGCCCTGGCTGATATCGACGCCGTCATCGGCGCCGGCGAGACCCGCCTGGACGTGATCCGCTCGGCAATCGAGCGCGAGATCGAACGCCGCATAAGATCATAAGCTGGGCTATTGGCGTCAGAGCGCCTCCATGAACTCCTCGTCGCCGTACACGACGGCGATCTGGCCGGCCAGATAATCCGGGGCGCAGCCGGTGCCGTATGCCTGCCGCATGCATTTGTCCCACAGCCTCGTCGCCATCATGTTCATCGGCAATTGCTTGAGCTTGCCCTCCTCGTCGCAGAACGCGACGCATCGGTGATGGTCGCCGGCATGCGCGATCTTGTTCCAACGCGGGACTATTTCGAGATAGCCGCCGCCGATCGCATCCTTCAACAGCTCCAGCGTAGGCTCGCTGATCTCACGCACCTCGGGCTCTACTGAATCGGGTTTGAAAATGACAATGGTGCCCTGCATGGTGACTGCTCCGCGCTGCCAAGAATTAACCCGCCACGTTCCTCATGTCGTCGCGCATTTGATCCACGATATGCTGCAGCACGTCGGGCAGTGTCGTCATTGTCTGCAAATCACATTGGCAGGAAAAGCCGTCGCCGCGATTGCCGCCAACCACGATCACAAACACGCCGCCGCCTGTATCATCGCCAATGCCAACGCTCTTGCGGACCAAAGTACAGAGGTCGTCGTACTTGCCCGGACCTATTGCCATGGTCATTCCGCCTCTTTCTTGGGAACGATCTTCGGCGCGGTCGAAATGGCGGCGACCTTTTCGGCCAGCGTGTGCTCTGCCCGCAAAGTGCCATTGGCATATTCGCGCCAGGTGTCGCCGGTCATTGACGGAGGAAAAACGGTAATGCCGCGCTTGTTGTCGAACCGGATCAGCGCGGCGGTGCCGTCCTGGCCGCGGCGGTCGAGATAGCGCAACAGCGCGGGATCGCGCCAAGCCTCGGGTGCGCGGGGATCGCACCAGATTTGAACCACCGGCACGTTGTAGGGTTCGCTGCCGTCGTCGGGCCTGAGCGTCACGAAGTCGGGCATGACGTCGATCACATAGCGCGAGCGATCCGGCCGGCGCAGATCAGCGGTGTCGTCATTGACCAGCCAGCGGCACGTCCACATTGCGCAACTCGCGGGCCGTCGCGCATAGATGGCGCAACCGACGCCGTGCTTTTGATGCTGGCAGCGCTGGCCCGCCGGCTTGTTGTAATGCGGCAGCGGCATCGGCAGCAATTTGCAGCAAAGTTGGCAATCTCCGCATCGGCGCAAGCCCGGTTCGCTGAACACGAGTGTGACCTTGCCGTCGGCGCTCATTGTTTCACGCGCTGGCCGCTCGCGGCGCGCACCTTGGCGACCATCATGCGGTGCCCGGTCTCCGCGTCGTCATAGGATGAATAGCGCGAACCGTCGCCGTCGAGCGGTCCGCCGAAAACCATGGTTTCGAATAGGATGGGCGGGCCGCTGCCAAGGAAGCGATGATCTAAGCCGATAAAGACCGTGCTGACGAGGATCTCGCTATTGATTTGCGTATAGCCGACCGTGCGATTGCCGTCCTCGAGCCACTTCGCCCAAGTCAGCAAATCGACCTCGATCGCGTGGTTGTCAGCGTCGAGAATGTAGTGTCGCGGCGCGGTCATGGCTTCCCCAACACCAACGCGATCCATCCGCACAGCGGGATCGCGATCATCAGAATGGCCAACCCCGGATTGTGATTGCGCTCGCGCAGGCCGTTCAAGACCAGGATCACGGTGAGCAGCGACATCCAAAAGATTTCCTCGCGGGTCATCGTCGTGTCTCGCCGAACAGCATCGCCGCGTTTGGTCCGTTGAGCAGAAACCAGTGCCGCCGGCCGGCGACCTGGTTGCACGGATTCGGTGTCGGCTGGCCAAGTCCCAGCTTCGACTTGTCCACCGTCACCCACTTGCCGAATTGCGAGGCCGGTCCATGCTCGTTGGCGAAGGCTTCCACCTGCGCCGAGGTCATCGCGGCGGGCGCGCAGATCGAGCAAGTCACGCCCATCAGCTCGGCGAACACCACCGGCGCGTCGGGCGTCGTCAGCGTGATGGGGTCGTGCACGATCATGATGCGTCGCACAAATGCCCAAACCGCGATGCGGGATGATCCGGGCAATCGCGGCATGGCTCGAGGTGAACCTTCGGCGATCGCTGGGCGAAGGCGACGCTGCCGTGGCGGCGCTGATAGGTGTATCGCGTCGGCGCCTCGTCGACCAAAGGGCCGAGAAGGTTGCAGGGGCCGAAACGGGAGCTTTCGCGAACGATCATCGCCGATCTCACTTCAACGGTTGTACTCATCCGGTTGTTTCGCCTTGGATCTTCGCGCCGGTAGGTTTCTGTGTTATTCAAGGTCTGATCCCCGTTTTGAATATCGGGCAGTGCTGTTTCACCATTACGGAGTGCGGACGATCCACACCAAATTGCACCGCGAACTTGTAGAGTTCCTGGCCCAGGAACGATTGGCGGCTAATCTCAATCAGCGCGCCCTTGCCCATCGCCTCGGCCTCTATCAGTCGTGGGTCGCAAAGATCGAAGCCGGCCAGAGGCGCATCGACGTTGTCGAGCTGTTCGCCATCGCCGATGCGATCGGCTTCGATGTCGTCAAACTGGTCAAGCACCTGCGCGAGCGGCATCCGCCGCCGGCCAACAAGCGCTCACGTACTGCATGAATATCTTGCCGCTCCAGCCCGATTGTTTCTGCTGATTCCATTGTTCCGTGCGCGCGAGCTCGGCGGCAAAATCACCTTGGAGCGGGGGCAAATCGAAGAGTTCAGCGAGCAGATTGCGCAACCGGTCGCGTTCGGCCAGAAGCGGCCTGGCCTCCGTCAGATCGGGAATATTGCGCAGACGCGCGGTGATCCCCCGGATGATTTCGCAAAGGCGCCGCGCCTCTTGGAACTTGATGCCGGCGTCGATATCGGAATCGATCCGCAACAGATCGCTCGGTGTCCAGCGCAGGGCGCGGCACATCGGCATCAGTTTATCCACAGGGAAGCAGCACTCGTCGTTTTCCCAATTGTGGATCGTCTTCTCGCAGACGCCGATTTCCTGGGCGAGTTTTTTCATCGACAGGCCGATCAGCCTGCGGCGGGCCTGCAGGTCTTGCCCGAGGGTCGATCCAATTCTTTTGGTTGCTTCCATGGCCAAAATTCGCCTCCCTTTTCACACGCTCGTTTCTGCAGTGGGTTGAGATGGTCGTCGCCCGACAACCGTATCAAAGGCGGTTGATCCCGAAAAGGGTTCAAAGCTGCCTGTAGGCTGCCTGTAGGCTAAGATTTTCCTGTGGATCAGGGTTTTGCACAATTTTACAAATTCCTGGCCTCTCACGCTGTAAAAAGCACTGTAAAATCGTTGTAAGCCTTTGATAATGCAAACGTGTCTTGTACCTGAATGGAATAGGAAAGCTTAGCAAAATCAAAGGTTTTACAGTTGTAAAAAGGAGAACGAATAGGGGGGAAACTGTAAAAAGCTGAGGGTTCTATCTCAGTGCGTGAGGCGGCAGGCGAGTTGCAGGCTGCGCGGATCGTCCGGCCGGCCGGCGGTGGTGACGACAACGGATTGATTGCAGGTCGTGCATTTGACTATGTAGTAGCCGATGCGTTTCGCCGGGTAGGGCAGGGCGCCGGTGCAGGTCGGCCCGGCGGCGCCGGTGTCGGCGGTCAGCCTGATATCGATCCCGCTCGGGTAACGCGGATCGGGCGGGCATTGCGGTTCCTTCCCGCCGTCGATCCATTCAATCTGCCACATCGGGCGCTCGGTCATCGCCTAATCATCCGATTAAAGGTAATTTCAGTCTCAATGCGCTGACGTTCTTCAGGCCGCGTTCTCCCACTTGTCCATGGCGGTGTCGATCAGCTTCCGCTTGCTGGCTTCGCGCGTGTAAGCAAGCGCCTGGGCGGGCGAGGCATGGCCGAGCACCCGCATGATCTCGTCGACCGTGGCGCCGGCCTCGGCGAGCTTGACGCCGGCGGTCTTGCGCAAGCCGTGCAGGGTGTATTGCTCGGGGGCAATCCCCACCTCGCGCAGCCGGGCCACGATCAGGTGCGTCAACCCGCCAGGCGAGTAGGGTTTCTTGAAGTAGTTCGTGCAGATGTGTTCGCGCACGCGCGGCGTCTGCGCCAGCAGCTTGGCGAGTTCCTTATGGGCGCGCAGCGGCACGGTCGCGCCGGTCTTCTGTTGCACGACGAGGATGCGTTTGGTCGTGCTGTTGTAGTCCGACCATTTCATTGCCAACACATCGCCGCGGCGCTGGCCGGTGTAGAGCAGCAGATAAAATGCCAACCGCGTGTAGTCTGGGGCACCCTTGAGGAACAGCTGCTGGATCTTGTCAGGCCACGGCGCATGCGGCTTTTTCACCTTGTAGTGCAGTTCGACGTCGCGCGTCGGGTTGCTCGCGTCCTCGTCGATCCTGGCATCCTTCAACTTGAGCGCAAATTTCCAGAGGATCGAGATCTTGCGCAGCATGGAATCACCGCGGGCATCGCCATGTTTCTTGGCGATCTCGGCGCAGTATTGCGTGACATGGCTGCGCTTCACATCGGCGATCAGGCCGGCACCCAAATCGCGCTTGAGAATGTCGAGGGTGCGCCGATAGCTGAGCCTGGTCTCTTCGGCCAGGTTGCCGAATTTCCTCGAGGCCAGATCTTGCTCGATGACCCAACCGTTTGAGCCGGGCAGAAACGCTACCCGCGCCGGAATGTTTGAAACCGTGAGCGCCGGTGCTGCGTGCCCGTTCTCAGCCGCCGCACGGAGCTGCTCGTAATGCCGCAAATACTCTTGCGAACCTTCCGCGCCGCGCAGGCGCTGGCGATCGTGACCAGGAAATCTGGCGTAGTGATATTTGCCCGCGCGCTGCACGTGCTTAAGAGTCGCCATCGGTATTCATCCCTAAAATTACATCCATGGTATTACGGCGCCTGGGTTCGTCCTGTTTTTCCGGGCCGAGTGATTCGAAAGCAGCGTCGATCTCGAGCCGATCCCAAAGAACCATGCCCCGGACCCGTTTCGGTTTTGGCATGAGGCCGTCGGCGACCAGTTGGAGGAAAGAAGTCGGGCTTACGCCGATATAAGCCGCTGCCCGCGCTGCTCGCAGACCCCGCGGCGGGTACGCCAGATGATCCTGGAGTTTGTTGGACACCACGAGCCTCGCCGAATATAGTTTGAACCTATTTTGGTATCAAGCCCAAATCGCCATTAACGCTGCCGGAAAGGCCCGCGGGCATTTGCGCCCGCGTCCTCCGTTCGCCTGCCTTGCCAGGCCCAGCCCTGCCACGCCCCGCTCTGCCGCGCCTAGCCCTGCCCTGCCGGCCTTGCCAGCCCTGCCACGCCCCGCTCTGCCGCACCTAGCCCTGCCCTGTCCCGGACGGGCCATGCCCGGCCGCGCCCCGCCAGCCTTGCCTTGCTCCGCTTTTGCCGCGCCAAGCCATGCCACGCCGCGCCAAGCCCTGCCGGCTTTGCCTTGCCGCGCCTAGCCGTACCCGGACTCGGCATGCCATAGCGCGCCACGCAGAGACGTGCCTCGCCAGCCGTGCCTTGCCGAGCCATGCCGAGCCTAGCCTCGCCAGGCCATGCCGAGCCTTGCCAGCCTTGCCTCGCCCAACCCAACCCGGCCTCGTCGAGCCACGCCAGGCCCGGCCACTCCGCGCCAAGCCACGCCAGCCTTGCCTTGCCTTGCCAGCCTTGCCGAGCCAAGCGTTGCCGCGCTTGGCCTAGCCCGGCCTTGCCGAACCGCGCCAGCCTTGCCATGCCTTGCCCTGCCGTGCCCTGCCAAACCGAGGCTTGCCGGACTTCGCCATGCCCTACCTCGCCATGCCAGCCTTGCCTTGCCCGGCTCTGCCGGGACCAGCCAGACTTCGCACCGTCGCGCCGTGCCACGCACTGCAAGGCCGTGCCTAGCCGCGCCGGCCTTGCCTCGCCTTGCCGAACCGGACCGGGCTGTGCCTGGCCGCGCCAAGCCAAGCCCCGCCGGCCTCGCCTTGCCCAGTCATGCCGCGCCCTGCCAGAACTCGCCCTGCCTCGTCGAGCCAGGCCACGCTCGGCTTCGCCCGGCCAGCCTCGCGTTGCCTCGCCACGCCTTGCCGCGCCCTGCCGTGCCCGGCCAGGCCTCGCCCCGCCCCGCCAGCCTTGCCTCGCCACGCCTTGCCGAGCCTTGCCGCGCCCTGCCGTGCCGTGCCCCGCCGGCCTTGCCTAAACGAGCCGTGCCGAGCCTTGCCGGGATCTGCATAGCCGAGCCAAGCCACACTCGGCCGAGTCCTGCCGCGCCGCGCCAAGCCATGCCGTGCCAGCCTCGCCGCGCCTAGCCATGCCGTGCCGAGCCTTGCCGCGCCTTGCCGGCCTTGCCACGCCGTGCCCCGGCTGCGCCTTACCCTGCCTAGCCGCGCATTGCCACGCCGAGCCAGCCTTGCCTTGCCGAGCCCTGCCCTGTTCTGTCGGACAGAGCCATGACCGGCCGAGCCGTGCCTTGCCAGCCTTGCGTTGCCGCGCCACGCCAAGCCGAGCCGCGCCGCACTGTGCCGAACCTGGCCAGCCTTGCCATGCCGTGCTAAGCCCCGCCGCGACCCTGCCGGGCCGAACCTTGCCAAAAACCTCATTGCGCCGGTCGGTTTTCCTGGTGCTCGATTCGTTGCCGCAGCCGCGCGCGGGCGTCGCGAACGAGCTCGCAGATGTCGAGCAGCTCGTTGTATCTAGTCTCGAATGCCCGAAGCTCTCGTTCGGCTGCCACGAGGACTGCCAGCTGCAAGCTCTGGCTGTTCAGAACCTCGTTGATAGCGCGATAAGACTTGCCGTCATCGTTGACCGACAGGAATGCTCGGCGCGGCGGCTTATCCGTATCGGTGTCCTCGACCTGGATGATGCGGATCAAATCCCGCGCCTGATCGAGGCGGTATGCTTCCGCCGCGTTCTTGTCATTCCATTCGAAATATCGATGTAGCGGATTGCGTCGGTTGCGCGCCTCGTCGACAACGGCATGAGCCATTAAGCGACCGTTGTTCGCGGATCGAATTCGTTCCAGCTCGTTGCCGATCACAGTGGGATCGGCATCCTTGTTGTTGTGAAAGATTGTCGGTTCTCTGAAGACATAACGTAGCATTGTTCTCCTCCTATTCAGCGGCTTCTAGAATCGGTGGTGCTTTCCGCGGCGCGGTCTTCGGCACAGGACCGCCGCGCGCATGCGCGTCCCATTCGCGTTGCTCTGCTGGCGTTGCGATATGGAAGGCGCCGAACCATCCGCCTTTCTCGTTGCGCCAGTCCCCGATGCCGATGCCAGATCCAGCCTGGCGGACGAGGAACGCCAAGGCGTGAGGCGCAACCATCAGTGGATTGACATTGCCGGTGATGCGCAGCGCCCACGTGCTGAACTGCGCGCGATAGGCCAGGTTCGCGGTTTTGCGCAAGCCTGCACCGATGCGAACCATGTCTTCGCGCATCTCGGGCTGTGAACCATAGATGCGAACCAGCGGCATGTCGCAGATGGCGCCGGCGAGTGCCGGACGGACACGCACGACTTCGGCATCGAGCCAGAGCGCTTGCATCACATCGCTGCGCGGGACGCCGCGGTCCTTGTGAGCGCAACTTAGGATCGCCTTCTTCACGGCGGTCACCGGAAAGCCATAGATGCCGTCGCCCATGTCATAGAGCGATTGCAAGAAGTCCTTTTCGGGATCGCGCTTCTCTTTGGCTGTGCGCGTTGCGCCAGCCTGCGTTTTGAGCATGTCGCCCTTCGCCTTCTCGCTCCATGCATGGACGATGATGGGCGTGTCGCCGACAATCCAGAAGATGAAATCCTGCGATGGCGCTTTCTCGGAAAGAAGCTCGCCGAGCTGAATTCGATCTACCTTCTCGTTTGTTGTTGTCGGTTGCGGAGTTTCCACCTTCTTGCGCTTGAATGCCATTTGCCGCGTCCTCCTCGCTGTTGCCGGAAGCCGTCCGGCGGCGGTTCGTTTCAATGGATTATTGTTTCAGCCTGGCCATTTGCGCGCCCTCGAGCGCGCCGCGCGCCATCCGCATGAAGGCTTCATTCGATCCGTCGTGCGCGACGTGCGCCATTGCAGCGAGCAGCAGGGTTTCGCGCGCGATCTCCTTGCATTTGTCGGATTCGGATGTCTGCAAGCCGTCCAGATAGACCATGATGGCGTCGCCGATCTGCAGCTTGAGCTCGCCCAGACTCATGACGCACCGCCGGTTGGCTCGTCCTTCTGCGGATAGTCGCGCGGCCCGGCGACCACGACGTGCGGCAGCGCTTCCTTCATGAGCTCGTCGGCTACCGCAGCGAGGCCAACCTTGTCGGCTTCGCCCGGCGCGCGCCGCTTGCCATCTTCGAGGATCTGCAGGAACACGGTGGCGCCGTTCTGCGCGCAGGTCTTCACCCGGATAGTTTCGCCTTTCCAGTAGTCGCGATCCTCCATCAGCTTGCCGACGATATCGTCGTGGCCGGCGCGTTCGCGCTTGCCGGTTTCGTCGTGCTCGGCGCGTTCCTGCTCGAGCCGTGCCTCGAGGCGCTTGACCTCAACCTGGGCATCGAGGGCCTGGCGGCGCCAGTTGTCGACCTCGGCCTGCAATGCGGCAATTGTCCTGGTCGCCTCGATCTGCTTATGGGCAACCCGCAACACCTCGTCGTCGTATTCGATCGGTGGCGGCACGTTGGCGATGCGCGGCATGCGGGGCTCGGGCTTGGTGTTCATTGGATCATTCCTCCGTCGCAAGTTTTCGAGCACGGCCATGGGGGGTGTCTCCATTGCGCAGAATGAAACGCCTTACGCCTGGTCAGAGGGGCGGCGGGACTTGTCGTCCACGTGCTGGTCCGCCCCCGCCGCCTCCTCCTTGTTGGCTTCGCCGCCAGGGGTATGGACAGCGGACGAAGCAACCTCTTCCTTCGGCTGTTCCATCGGTGGAAATGTCTCGTCGGCGCTGGCCATGCCGTCGGCAATCGACTTCATCATCGCGATCACCGTGGCGACATCCGGTGCCAGCCAGTCCTTTGCCGCGCGCCCAACCACACGCTCGGCGCGGGCAAGCTCGACCGGAATTTTTGCCAGGCCCTGCACGGTACGCTCGCGCCAGCTGGCAAGATCCTTGCCGATCTTTTCGACCAGCGAGTTACGCGCTTGCTCGAAGGCGTAGTCGCAATAAATCTGCAGGCCGTTGCAGATGACGTTACGAATGCTTTTCGATTGGCCTATCTGGTAGGCGATGTCCTGCTGCCGATCAGCGTCTTTCGTCTTGAGCGACAACTGCGACTTGCGCTGGCGGTAAGCACGCTCCATCGAAAAGCCGGTCTCGATGTCGGTGAACCTGGCATAAAATGTCCAGGCATCGCCGACGTCGATCTCGCGCACCTCGACTGCACAATTGCCGAAGACGCGCGCGACATCGTTGGCGAGCTTGATCGACGGGCCTTCGATATAATCGACGCCGCCGTCTTTTTTGCGAACCGGAAAACGGTAAAGCCAATCGGAACCTGCAGCAGCGGCAAGGGCGCCGAGCTTTTGCAGAATGCGGGCCTCGTCGCGATAGACCGCGACCGGCTGCGCGCCGATCACGCGCTCGGAGATACCGGTGGTCGGCCGCACCAGCGCATGGCCCTGCGGCTGGTTGGGTTGTGCGCCAGCATTGGCAAACTCGTCGAGTGCCTTGCGCTGATCGCGGCGTTCAATGTCGTTCATGCGACGTCCTCATTCTTGGGTTTTGAGAGAATCCGCAGCACACGGAAGTCTGCCGCCGGCGCGGTGTAGGCTTTGCGATGCTGCAGTTTCCAGGAGATACGCCGGCCGTCGGCAAGGCGGCCATAGGTGTGATGCGCGAGCTTGGCCTCGAGCTCGGTCTTGATGATGTCTTCCTGCGCCTCGAGCCGCTTCCTGCCGGACTGCGTCTCGATCAGTTCCTCGACCAGGACGAGCGCGCGATTGTCTTTGGTGAGGTCGAGCTCGGTGCCATCGTCGGTGGGATACAGGAGGCGCACCAGCTCGGCATCGCGACCGAAGTCGACCGGCGGCATGATGTTCGGCGTGAGGTAGTTGTCATGGAATTCGCGCACCTTGCGCTCGATGAAGCCCTCGAGCTCGGGGTCGCGGGCAATATTGAAAGTGCGGAAGTGCCAACTGTATTCGCTGTTGATGAGCACGACGAGCATGCCCCAGGCGCAATCCGCCAGCATCATCTCGTTGAGGGTTTGCAGGTGGTACTGCCGCGGCGGCTGGGCGTCGCCGTATTCGACCGAGTCGTTCGGATCGAGCAGCCACTTGTCCTGGAACACGCGCCGGCTGATTACCTTGGCCTGAATAATGCCGGGGCCATCGCGATCAGGGCTGATGGCGAAACCGTCGGGCGTCGCGCCCATGCCACGATCGAGATCGCGCAGGAATATCTTCGCGCGGGTCGCCTGCATGTCGGGGAATGTTTCGCTCAGCGCTTCGAACGCCGAGGCCTCGCCCCATCGGCCTTTTTTGAGCGTAGGGGAATCGACTAGCGGCGGCCGCAAGCCTTTCTTTTCGGCAAATAGCACCGCCGCCGATGCGAATGCGCCTTCGCCGCATACCGTGGCGACATCGCTGGCCGTGATCACTGGCTGGCGCAGTGCCGACCATTGCTCATAGCTCTCGATCGGAATGCGCTCGACGGTCATCGCGCTTGGCCTTTGATGGCGGTCACGATTTGACCTGCGCGTGCTCTGTTGATCAGACGCTCGCGCTGCAACGGCGTCATTCTGGCCAGGGCATCGAGCTCGCGCCCATGATCGAGCGAGGTGCCTTCAACAGCGTTCAAGGTCGCAAGTCCCAGCACGCGGGCGCGGCGCAAATCGGTATAAACAGTCGAGCGCGACGATTTTGTTTCACGTGCAACACTGCGCACAAAAGCCTCGCCGACGCGCGTCTTGCCGGTATGACCGATGCGGTGCAGCCGCTCGAGCACCTGCAAGGCGCGCTTGGTTTCTGAAACGATGGTCTTGGCGGCCTTTTCCAGGGCCATGGCGGACAGCAGTTCGTCGTTGTCGGTTTGCTGTTTGATCTTGGGCATAGTTCCACCGTGCTCCCGCACTAATGCGCGGCCGCGCGAATTCCGCTGTGACTCCATTGGATTTTGCCGTTGCAAGCGGCAGAGAACTGACGAACGTCGTCCGATCTGATCGCAAGGTTAACGAAATGTTTATGGATGTCGCAAGACGAAAAATTTTACAGAACGATGACAAATGACTCAATTGGACAGTAGCATTGCCCCAAGTTATGGCGATGCCTTGCGGCTAACTTGAATTGCGAAAGCCAAAAATTTATTCGCGTAGGATATACAGTGTTTGGACGTTTCTGGACGGAATAGCTCAAAACCTAAGAGCGACAAAGCTTTAGGTTTTTGCTGCCGCAACGCTGGCCAATTTGCCATCCGCTTTTGATTTGGTTTAGCATTGCTGCGCTTGCGATCTGCCTGGTCCGCCGATCGTTTCACTTGCGACGATGCAACACCGAAACACCGCGCACGCGGGCGCGCAGTTATGCGCGATAAGGGAGGACCAATGGCAGAGCAGCATCCAGGCTCCAACGGCTTCAACAAGACCCAGATCAGCGGCTATCTCGCCGAGATCGATCTGCGGGATGACCAGCTCGACAGCCTGCGATCGGACTACATGCTCAAATGCAAGACGCCGCGGGCTGCGATCCGCGAGATCAAGGCCGCGGTGAAGGAAGCCGGGATCAACCGCAAGGCATTTGACGAGTTGCTGACCCAGCACCGCGAAGATCGCGCCGCAATAAAGCGCGTTGCAGCGATGGAAGCCGACGACGCCGCCGACCTCGAGGCGCTGCAGGAGGCGCTCGGCGAATATGCCGACACGCCGCTCGGATCTGCGGCACTGAAACGCGCCGGCGCCAGCGAGGAGACGCTCGACACCCTCAGCGCATGAGGGCGTCATGCTCGACCATAGCTGCCAGGTCAACCGCGCCCCGCTGCAGGAACGTCGCGGCGATTGCTACGACACGCCGGCGGTCGCCGTGCACGCGCTGCGGAAGGTGGAGCGGCTCCCACATCGGATCTGGGAACCGGCCTGCGGCACCGGCAACATCGTCACCGTGCTGCGCGCGGCCGGGCATGACGTCATCGCCACCGATCTGAATGATCGCGGATGCCCCAATTCCTCGATCCGCATTGATTTCCTGTTGCCTGGATTCAATGGCGGTGGCTGCGATGCGATTGTCACCAATCCACCGTTCGCGTTGGCGGAAAAGTTCGTCGCCGCTGCGCTCGAGCGCGCGCCGGTGGTGATTATGTTGCTGCGGCTGGCGTTTATGGAAAGCGAGCGGCGCTCGCACATCCTCGACAACGGCAAGCTCGCCCGCATCCACGTTTTTTCCAAGCGCCTGCCAATGATGCACCGGGCCGGATGGGAAGGGCGCAAGGCGAACAGCGGCATGGCCTTCGCCTGGTTCGTCTGGGATCGCGCGCACAGCGGCCCGGCGACCGTCGATCGGATCAGATGGGAGGCGGCGGAATGACTCTGATCCTCGCCCTCGATCTTGCGACCGTCTGCGGCCATGCGCGCGGCAGAGTCGGTTCGACTCCGGTCGCGGGATCGGTGCGCTTCGCCAGCGTCGGCGCCTCGCAGAACGCGATCTTGGCATCTGCGTTCGATTGGTTCGTTGAGCTCACCAAGCAGGCGCCGCGGCCGGATATGATCGCGATCGAGGCGCTGCTGCCGCACGCGGCAATGAAGGGCCAACGCACACAAAACCATGACTTGCTGGCGTATCTGCATGGCGTCGCGCGCGTGGTGTTTTTCAAGCGCGGCATCTTTCGCATCGAGACCTATCGCGCGGTGGATATTCGCGGCCACTTTCTGGGCCGGCGCGATCTGAAACGCGACGCCGCTAAACGCGAAACGATGCAGCGCTGTCGTGCGCTGGGCTGGCAGGTCGAAGATGACAACGCCGCCGATGCTGCGGCGACCTGGAGCTGCGCCTGCGCGCATATTGATCCGGTGACGGCGCTCGAGGTGTCGCCGTTGTTTAATCGCAAGCTTCGGGTGGTGGCATGACCGACGAGCAGCTTGCACAATTCCTGGGGCTCGATCGCTGCACGTCATTACAGCGCGAGAAGGTATTGCGCAGCATCACGCCGGCTAGGCGAGAAGTTTATGAGCGCATGGCGCAACTCGAGGTCGCGCTTAATCTGTGGAAGCACGGATTAGCTCCGAAGCCGCGCGGCGTCTTGATCGATGGCGTGCGCGCTGTGCAACGACGGCGGCGTCGTCATCAGGGGATGATGCCATGAGTTTTTCCGCACGCGAGAAGCGCCAGGCCGCCGGCCGCGAGGTCGGATTGCGCTGCAAGGTCTATCACGGGCGCGTCTCGCGCGGACTGATGACGCAAAGCCAGGCCGACTACGAGATCGCCATCATGCAGTCGATCGAGGCGGACTATCGCAGGCTCGAGGAGGAGGAAGCGCCGCCGCTGTTTCGTGCACCGGTGCCTACATGAACCCGTACCTGTTGCTGCAGGCACGCATCGAGGCCCGGTCGGTGCTGTTTAACGCGGCCGAATATGACTCGCTCGGCGAGGCGATCGATCCGCTGCTGGCCTATGCCGACGACAGCGGCATTACCCAGGACATAGGTTCGGACAATGTGGTGGCCATGGTTTTGAAAGGTTTTGGCGTTGATGTCGGTTGAAAGCCGGACCATAGGTTGGTTCTCTTGCGGTGCCGCATCTGCCGTCGCGGTAAAACTCACACATGCGCTGCCGGTCTATTGCGATACCGGATCCGAACATCCCGACAACGTGCGTTTCCTAGCAGACTGCGAGCGATGGTTCGGCTGCACGGTGAAGCGGCTGAAATCGGAACGCTATAAGGACACCTGGGACGTATGGCGAAGACGTCGGTATCTCGCCGGTGTCGACGGCGCGCTCTGCACGGTCGAATTGAAGGTAATGCCGCGGCTTGCTTTCCAGCGACCCGACGATCAGCACGTTTTCGGCTACACCGCCGACGCTCTTGACATGGCGCGGGCCGAGCGGCTGCGCGCTACCTTCCCGGAGCTGATCATCCATACCCCACTGATTGAGCGCGGCCTAAGCAAAGCCGCGTGCCTCGACATCATCCAGCGCGCGGGCATCGCGTTGCCGCCGCTCTATGCGATGGGGTTCCAGAACAACAACTGCCTACCGTGCGTGAAGGCGACGAGCCCGGACTATTGGGCATTGGTGCGCCGCCGGTTCCCAGACAAGTTCGATCGCATGGCCAAACTATCGCGTGAGCTTGACGTGCGACTGTGCCGCCTAGAGGGCGAGCGCGCGTTCATCGATGAGATACCGCTCGACCATCCGACTATCCATCCAATCCAGCCGGCCTGCGACTTCCTCTGCTACATCGCGGAGGTGGATTTGCAATGACAGAGTTAGGCACCTTTGCGGAAGGCTTTGCGTCCTGGCGGCGCGTGCTGGCGTCATGTCCGCCGGCGGCGCGCTTAACCGTATTCGAAAACGCCGCCCATGACGTGGCGCAATACATCATCAAAGGGCTCGATAAGGTTATTGCGAGCGATGAGCTCTATGAGATCGCTACCGCGCACAATGTCGCCGAGGGCGACGCCGATGTGGTGCAGGGCGTTATCGTGCGCGCGTTCTATGACATCGAGGCCGAGCTCGAGCGCGTCCCGCCGGACGATCTCGAGCGCCGCAAAGGCAAGGGTAACGGCCACGATCACGGCCAGCGCGCGCGACCTTATCTCTTGCCCGATCCGGCGACGATTCCGCCACGGCAATGGCTGCATGGTCGCCACTATATGCGCTGCGTTGTCACCGCCACGGTGGCACCAGGTGGTTTCGGCAAGACCTCGTTGTCGCTGTTCGAAGCGCTGGAAATGATCAAGGCCGGCCTGCGCGTCTGGTACATCAGCGCCGAGGACGATCGCGACGAGCTCGATCGGCGCATCGCCGCCTACGTCAAACGCCACACCATCACGCCGATGGAAATGGCCAGCAACTTTTTCGTCGACGACAAGATATCGTTTCCGATCAAGCTCGCCAAAATGGGCAAGAACGGCGCGGCGTTCGACGAGCATAAACTGGCGGAATTCGAGGCCGCGATCGCGATCGATCGCATCGACGTGGTGATCCTCGATCCGCTGATCAGCTTCCACTATCTGCCCGAGAACGACACCAGCTCGATGGATCTGTTGGTCAAGCGGCTCGGCGAGGTCTGCGTGCGCCGCCAATGCTGCATCGAGCTCTCGCACCACGTGCGCAAGCCCACCATGGGCCAGGCCGAGATCACCGTCTATGACGCCCGCGGCGCCGGCGCCATCGTCAATGCGGTGCGTAGTTGCCGGGTGCTCAACCAGATGAGCATGGTCGAGGCACAGCAGGCCGAGGTCGAGGTCGAGCAGCGCTCGTTCTACATCCGCGTCGATCCCGGCAAGCGCAACATGGCACCACCGGAAAAGGCGCGCTGGCGCAAGCTGGTCTCTGTCGAGATCGCCAACGGCGACAATGTGCAGGCGATCGAACGCTACGAATACCCGAAAATCTTTTCCAAGCTCAGCACCCTCGACGTCGAATGGATCAAGGGCCTGCTGGCAGTGCGCGACTACCGCGTCGACACGCGATCCGGTGACTGGCTCGGGCTGCCGATCGCCGAGCGCTTCGGCCGCGATCCGAAGGCGAACGAGGGCGACGCCAAGTGGATCTCCGCCGTGCTCAAGACCTGGGAAAAAAACAAGGTATTCAAGCGTGAGGAACTCGAAGATGTGCACCGCAAACCGAAGTGGTTTTACGTCCCCATCAACGGTCGTCCGAGGCGGGAAATCGTGTTCGTCGAGGAGCAGGATGACATGGAACTCTGATTCTCTCACTGCCGCGGGACTGCCGCGGGACTGCCGCAGACTGGCGCAAACTGCCTGCGGCGGAAAACCGGTATTTGCGCCAGTGCGCCAGTTGGGGGCGTCCCCTACGTGGGACGCCTCCAAACTGTCGTGGGGCGTCCACGCCCCCAACTGGCGCTCAAGCCAGGCGCAATGACCGCCGCGGGACTGCCGCAGACCGTCTATTCGTCGAGGAAAGATTCATGAAACGACGCCGGCCATCAAAACCATGGCAGCCCACCGAAGGCGCTGAACTCGTCGGGCTACTCGGCGCAAGCGGAGATTGGATGCTCTGGCAACGCCATACTGTTGCCGGCTGGCATAATTTTGCGATCACACCGCCCCCCGATGCCAAACTGAAAAAGTCGGTGTTCCATGGTGCTTGGAATGGTGAGCGTCTTTGCGGGAATGCAGACTTGGGGGTGCTCGCCGAGCATCATCTGGAAATTTACGTCGAGCTGGAAAAGCTGTGCCCCACGATCGAATGGGACTTCGACCAATGACCACGCAGCTCAGGTTCCGCGACGGGTTTTGGCAGGGCGTCACCTGGAGCCGGCCCGATAGCCCAACCCCGGCGCTGTGCTCGCGCTGCTCGGGTGCGCTGCCCGAGGTCCCGTTGATGTTCTGGCGCGAGAACAAGTCGGCCGCCTCGTTCTGCGATGCCTGCGTCGAGACCTGGGTCACATCGGAGATCGCGCAATGACCGCGCGCAGCACGCTGCCCGCTCGCCGCCGCGCCGAAACGTTTCCCGTGAAACACGGCGGCCAAAATACCGAATTTCAGGTGACGCTCGGCTATTACCGGGACGGCAGGGTTGGCGAAGTGTTCATCTCGGGCGCCAAAGCCGGAAGCGGCGTCGAGGCCGTCGCCCGTGACGGCGCCGTCCTGCTCTCGATCGCGCTGCAGTTCGGCGTGCCGCTGGAAACCATCAAGCACGCGATCACCCGCGAAGGTGACGGCGCACCCTCAACCATCATCGGCGCCGTGGTCGATCGCCTAACGGAGCGCGAGTGAAGCCATGACCGAGCGCACGGCCTACAACATGTTTACCAAAGTCATCGATTACTTTGTTGATTGGTGGTTGAGGCACTGTCCTCACGATGGGCAGAACGTGGCCGCCGATCTTCTTGAGGGCTCCGGTGGCGTAGCGGTTAAATACTGTCGCAGATGCGGTGCCGTGCGCCCTGAATATTCCAGCGAATGGCGCAGACCGCGCCCCCTTTGGTTCCCCGAGGTGAAGCCATGACCGAGCGCACGGCCTACCGATGGAAACCTATGAAGATGCATGAGGCATGTCCCGGCTATCGCATCGAGGCATTCGAGGCGTGCTGGTGGATCGTGATTGGCAAGTATGTCCTGCGCGTTGGCAAGCCGTGGGGACATCCATATCGCTATGCGTGGCGACCACTGTTCAGTTTCTTCAGAGCATTTCGATGACCGAGGACGACGCGGGCAAGCCATGACTCGAGATCAACGCTGGACGAATGAGGCACACCGCTCTTGTGATGCCGCCACTGAATGCAGGTCAGACGATGCGTGAATGGCTTGTGATCGAGAGCGCCCGGAACAAAGCCGTCTTTGCTCCCGATGGCGGCTATCCAACGGGCTACATCCCGCGCGAAGTTGCCGAGAAACTACTTGGTCGCGACCTCGGCGGCAGAGTTTGGTTCCGGAAGGATGAGAACGAGAAGATGCGCGCCCATCCTGATTGGCGAGACAGCGAGCCCGGCTGGTCCCCTTTGGGGTTCTGGTCATGAAACCTGCACAGAAATGAGCGAGAAGCCCGATAACACCATGACCGATAAAGTGGGATGGGAAGTTGAAGGCTTCATCAACCGATTAACGCAGCGCGACGACACGAACAGCGAGCGGCTTGTGCTTGAAGCAGTTTCGCATCTACGCGCGTTCTCGCGTGATTGCGACGGGCTGCGTGAAGATAATCAAGAACTACGTGCCGAGCTCAAGGAGGCGCAGTTCGAGATCGAGCGGCTGAAGGCAAGCGGAGTTGACTGATGAAACACATTATTAAGAATCTAGGCAGGCGAACGACAGTATGCGTCATCGAAAAAGACGGCCACATGACAACGATTGAGCCGGGCGAGACCCGCATCTTGGATGTCAGGGAGATCAAGACACCTTCATATTGCCGTTTTTCAATCGAGCCCCAGCCATGACCACCAGAGAGCTGCCCAGCCCGGATGCAACTCTCGGGGATTTATGGCTCGCCTTGACGGACGCGCGCGCCGAGATCGAGCGGCTGAAAGCGGGATGGCAATCCGCCTTTGACATCGGCGTGTCAGAGCAAGAGCAAAACAAGAAACTGCGCGCCAAGATCGAGCGGCTGCGGGCAGGCATTCATGATGCCATCGAAGCACTGGAACGCAATTCGACATCAGCGCCAGTCTTAGAAGCATTGCGCGCCCTGGAACACAAGCCATGACTCGAGATCAACGCTGGACGAATGAGGCGCACCGCTCTTGGCGTTGGTTGTGCTGGTTCGCGTGGCACCCCGTCAAGACTTTTGATGCTGGCTGGATTTGGTTGCGGCCTTACTGGCGGTGGCAGTGTTCATGGGGCTGGGGTTTCTTTGACGATTACCCCTATCTATTCCGTTCTTCGCGCGAGGAACGCAAGCCATGACCCGAGAGACAGATGAGACCGAACGCAATCGCAACAACGCATTGTTGATTACGGCTCAGACCGAAGAAATACGGAGGCTCACGATTGACCGTGACGCCTGGAGACTTACTGCGAAAACGTTGGCTTCGGGCGCGCAAGGAACCCAAGCCATGACCCTCGTGCCCTGTAAATGGTGCGGCAAGCTAAGCGATACTACCGGCTGGTCTGCAGCCCATTGCTGTCGTGGGATCGATCTGCGCGCCGAGATCGAACGGTTGACCCTGGAGAACTGGCAACTGAAAGGCGCACTTGGATATCCGGTCCCCGGCAACATTCCAGAGGGTCCGTTCAAGTGCGGGCTGTGCGAGGCCCGCGCACTGCAAGACCCGTTCAGGGCAGGATTTGAGGCGGCTATTGAAGAAGTGGCGGCATATAGCGATGAACTGCGCGCCGAGATCGGGCGGCTGAAAGCGGAGGTGCGAGATGTCTAGAACAGGAACGCCATGAGCTATTGGACCGTCGTGCAAGTCGAAAGCCAGTGCGAGCATGTCGTGCGCCTGTTGCTCATGCGCGCTCGTTTTCAAACCTATATGCCACGGATCCGGGACCGCCGCCGTGTGGCCCCGTTGTTTCCCGGCTACCTGTTCGTGCGCATCGTCGATCGCTGGTATCCCGTAGTTTGGACGGTCGGTGTCGTGCGCCTGCTCATGTCGGGCGATCAGCCGGCGTGTTTATCGGAAAAAATCATGAACGAGATTCGCAAACGCGAAGATCGCGACGGTTATGTCAAGTTGCCATCGCCGACAAACGGACTGCGCAAGGGCCAGCACGTGCGCATCACCCGCGGCAGTTTCGAGGGACAGATCGCACTCTGCGAGGGCATGAGCAGCAAGGATCGGGTTTGGGTTCTGCTCAACCTGATGGGTCAGAAGGTGCCGGTCGAGCTTTCCGGTCGTGATCTCGAGCCACTACCTGTTGCGGCTCAATAGCGGATCATATACAAACCACTTTATCCCGTCGAAATAACAGCCTGTTTTATCGAAGAAATCCCTGCAAAATGGGACTTCCTCGCTGTGCAGCGCGTTTTCGGTGCTTGGCCTTTCGACGGGATTTAAGCACCGAAGCTGACGCCAGGCACCCTGGGCCATGTCCTCCTCAAGCCAATACCAAGGTGCCTGGCGCTCATGCCTTACGTGACCGTGAGGAGAACGATCGATGCCACTGACAATCATCAATGGTCCCGTGATCGCGGCCGGTGAATCGCTGTCTGAAGCCATCGATTGCAGCGCCGGCACGATCGTGCGCATTACCATGCCGGCCGCTTGGTCAAAGGCCAGTTTGACGTTCGAGATCTCGTCCGATGGCCAGGGCTACAACCAACTTGTTTCTGCTTCGGGCTCGGAGGTTAGGGTAGCAGTCGTCCCAGGTGCGGCCGTGATCGTGCCGACCGATGTGGCTAATGCCAGCGCATTCATCAAGTTTCGTTCGGGCAGCAAACAAGCACCAGTGCCGCAGCCGGTGGAGCGGGAATTTGCCGTTGCACTGCGGACCTGATCGCTATGGTGCTGCGCTCCCTCGCCCCGCTGGTGTCGACCCTCGATACCCGCACCACCAAGCTACCGCCCAAGGTCAAGGACGAGGCGTATACGACTAACCAATTCAGGGCATGGCGTGCCCAGGTGGTGGCCCGTGCTGGTGGTAGGTGCGAGGCTGTCGACCAAGGGCATAGGTGCACCAAGGCAATGCCTGAGCACCGCATGTACTCGGACCACATCGTCGAGCTTCGTGATGGTGGTTCGTTACTCGATCTCAACAATGGCCAATGCCTTTGCGCTTCGCATCACCAGATCAAGACGGTTGCGGCTCGAACTCGACGCCTTCGAGGCTGATCGACGCCATTCGAGCCTGATGACCGGGGGGTAGGCGCGAATTCGAAAGTCGCCCCCGCTATACCCGCGCCCTTTGTCACGCGTAGACTTTTTCCTGTTAAAAAAAGGACTTAGCCGGAACTTTGGAACCAAATTTGTGGCCTGCAGACAAGGTTGAGCGGTGGCCGATCGATCGGCTGGTTCCGTACGCGCGCAACGCGCGGACCCACAGCGATGAGCAGATTGACCAGGTTGCGGCGTCGATCCGGGAGTGGGGTTGGACGAATCCGGTTCTCGTCGGGGAGGATGGCGGGATCATTGCGGGCCATTGCCGGGTGCTGGCGGGCAGGCAACTCGGTCTGGCCGAGGTGCCGGTGATGTTGGCGGTCGGTTGGAGCGAGGCGCAGAAGCGCGCGTATGTCCTGGCCGACAATCAATTGGCGCTGAACGCAGGCTGGAACCCGGAGTTGTTGCGGCTCGAGCTGGGCGAGTTGCAGGGGCTGGGGTTTGATATCGGGCTGATTGGATTCGGCGACATACGTCCCACGGGCTTGACGGATCCGGATGCTACTCCGGAACTGCCTGCCATTCCCATCTCGCTACTCGGCGATCTATGGATTTTGGGACGGCATCGGCTGTTATGTGGCGATGCGACTACCAAGGCGGATGTCGAGCGGGTGACCACTGGGGTGCAACCCCATTTGATGGTAACCGACCCACCGTATGGCGTCGACTATGACGCCGCCTGGCGGGTCCGCGCCGGCCTCAACAATCCGACGGCGGCAAACGGCAAGGTAATCAACGATGATCGGGTCGACTGGCGCGACGCTTGGGCGCTGTTCCCCGGCCATGTCGCCTATGTCTGGCATAGCGGTCTGCACTCGGCAGAGGTGCTCGACTCGTTAGCGGCACGGCGGCTGCGCATGCGGGCGCAAATTGTTTGGGTCAAGACCCGGCCAGTGATCGGGCGCGGTGCCTACCATTGGCAGCATGAGCCGTGCGCCTATGCGGTTGAGGATGGTGCCGACGATCGCTGGCGTTTCATCCCCGAGCACGAAATTCTGTCCTATGCGGTTGGCGATGGCAGAGCGGAATGGCATGGCGGCCGCAAGCAATCGACCGTGTGGCATATCGAGCACATCAAGTCGGAGACTGGGCATTCGGCGCAGAAGCCGGTCGAGTGCATGAAGCGGCCGATCGAGAACAACTCCTCGCCCGGCCACGCGGTCTATGATCCGTTCGTCGGCTCGGGCACCACGATCATCGCCGCTGAGACGACCGGTCGCGCATGTTACGCGCTCGAAATCAATCCCGCCTATTGCGACGTCTCGATCGAGCGCTGGCAGAACTTCACCGGCGAGCGGGCGACGCTCGACGGGCGCGCCTTTGAGGACATAGCCGCCGCTCGGCGGCAGGAGGCGGCATGAGCCAAGGGAAGCAGCACGAGCCGAGCGAGAAGGATCGCAAGACCGTCGAGTCGATGGCGGGCTACGGCGTCCCGGAAGATGATATCGCGCGGGTGCTCGGCATCTCGAGGCCGACATTGCGCAAGTGGTATTCGTATGAACTGGAGACTGGCCACATCAAGGCGAATTCACAAGTGGCGCAGAGCTTGTACCAGAAGGCGATGGGCAGCGGCCAGGGCGCGGTGACGGCCTGCATTTTCTGGCTGAAGGTCCGGGCCGGCTGGGTCGAGCCGCGGCCGTGGGACGAGGCGCCCGTGGGCCGCAAGGAGCAGTTGCAGCAGGCGGCGGCGACGGCTGGCGGGACCGGCACCGAGTGGGCCGCCGATCTTGAGGTTAATCAGGTTAATTAATTAATGCTGGAGTTCCTACCCCCCGCTATCCAACAGCCCGTCAGCCCGGAAAACGCACCAGCGGCCCGCGCTGCCAGCCCTGGGGGCATCCTACGGGAGGTCGAAGACTGGGATACGAGCTGCCTGGACTGGGAGGAGCGCATCCTGGACGGCCGCAGCCTGGTGCCGGAACTTCCGCTGTACGAGGGCGAGGCGGCTAAGGCGCTGCGGGTGTTCAAGCGGCTGCGGCTGCCGGACGTGATCGGGACGCCGCGGCTGGGGGATGTTTGCGGCGCCTGGTTCTATCCGATCGTGGCCGCCCTGTTCGGGAGCTACGACCGGGCCACCAATATCCGGCACATCAGCGAGGTGTTCCAGCTCATCCCGAAGGGCAACAGCAAGTCGACCAATGGCGGCGCGGTGATGGTGACGGCGCTGATCTGCAATCCGCGGCCCGAGGCCGAGTTCCTGTTCATCGCCCCGACGATGGAGATCGCGGCGATCGCCTACAAGCAGGCGAAGGGCACGATCCGGCTCGATCCCGAGCTGACCAAAATTATGCACGTGCAGGACCATATTCGGAAGATCACGCATCGGCAGACGGGTGCGACGCTGCAGATCAAGGCGGCTGATACCGATGTCATCACCGGCAGCAAGGCGACCGGGACGATGATCGACGAGACCCATGTGTTTTCCAAGCGTGCCAACGCGGCAGAAGTGTTCGTCGAACTGCGCGGCGCGCTGACCAAGCGCACGGACGGGTTCCTGTTTCAGACCACGACGCAGAGCAAGCAGACGCCGTCCGGTGTGTTCGCGTCCGAGCTGGCGATGGCGCGCGCGGTGCGCGACGGCAAGATCCGCGGCATGCCTTTGCTGCCGGTGTTGTATGAGCTGCCCGATCGCATGGCGCGCGATGGTGGCTGGAAAGAACGCAAATACTGGCCGCTGGTCAATCCCAACTTGGGGCGCTCGACCAACGAGGGCTTCCTGGCGCGCGAGATTGTGCGGGCCGAGGCCGATGGGCCGGCGGCGTTGGCCTTGATCGCGAGCCAGCATTTCAACGTTCAAATCGGGATGTCGTTACGTGCGGATGGCTGGGCCGGCGCCAATCACTGGAACCGCGGGGTCGAAGAGGGGCTATCGCTCGATAGTGTGCTTGCGCGCTCGGAGGCGGTGGTCGTCGGCATCGACGGTGGCGGGCTTGACGATCTGCTCGGCATTGCCGTGGTCGGACGCGAGAAGGACACCAAGACGCATCTCGCGTGGACGCACGCGCTGATTTCGCCGGAAGGGCTCGAGCGGCGCAAAGCTAATACCGGGTTTTATGAAAGGTTTCAGGCCGACGGCGACTTAACCGTGGTCGAGGAATTACCCGACGATATTAGTTTTGTCACCGACATCGTCGAGAAGGTGAAGAACACGAAGAAGCTCGCCGGCGTCGGTGTCGACGCCATCGGCATCGGCGGCATCGTCGATGCGCTGGCCAAGATCGGCGTCACTCAGGAAGACAAGCTCCTGGTCGGCGTGCGCCAGGGCATCTCGCTGATGGGCGCGATCAAGACGGTCGAGCGCAAGCTCGTCGACGGCAGCTTCAAGCACGGCGGCCAGGCGCTGATGACCTGGTGCGCCGGCAATGCGCGGATCGTGCCGACGCCAACCGGAATGCGCATCGCCCGAGACGATTCCGGCTACGGCAAGATCGACGCGCTGATGGCGCTGTTCAATGCCGCGGCATTGCTGGCACTCAATCCGACGCCGCAGAAGCGGCCGGAAGTCCGACTGTTTTTCGCCTGAAGGACTAACCATCATGCTCAACCGGGCTTTTTGCCTCCTTGAAATCAAGGGGGTCGACGAGGACGCGCGCATCATCACCGGCATGGCGACGACGCCGACGCCGGATCGGCTGCAGGATGTGGTCGAGCCCGACGGCGCGCAGTTCAAGCTGCCGCTGCCTTTGCTGTGGCAACACGACTCGCGCGAGCCGGTCGGCCACGTCACCCGCGCCAAGGTCACCAAGGCCGGCATCGAGATCGTCGCCAAGATGGCGCGCATTGCCGAGCCGGGGCGGCTCAAGGATCGGCTCGACGAGGCCTGGCAGACAATCAAGATCGGTCTCGTCTCCGGGCTCTCGATCGGGTTCAAGCCGATCGAGCATGCATTCATCGACGAGACTGACGGCGTTCGCTTCATCAAATGGCTGTGGCTGGAATTGTCGGCGGTGACGATTCCGGCGAATGCCGAAGCCAGCATCCAGACCATCAAATCGATCGACATCGCGCAGCGGGCCGCGTCCGGCCAGCGAGTGCTGCATCGTGTCGTTCATCTCAACCCACCCGGCGCCTCGGGACGATCACAACCGAAGTCCGCCCAGGAGGGCGCCATGAAAACCATTGCTGAACAGATTACTGCCTTGGAAGCCAAGCGATCCGCCAGTGCGGCGCGCATGGAAGCCGTGATGCAGAAGAGTCTCGACGAGGATCGTACCTCGGATGCGGGCGAGCAGGACGAGTTCGATACGCTGTCGGGCGAAGTCGAAGCCCTGGACAAGGATCTGGTGCGGCTGCGCAAGATCGAGCAGGCCAAGGCGTTCGCCGCCAAGCCGGTCATCAAGGCCGAGACGCAGCATGACGGCGCTGCGTCGCGCGGCGGCTCGATCATCGTCAAGCCGCAGCCGAAGTTGGAGCCCGGCCAGGTATTTGCCCAGAAGGTCAAATGCCTGGCGCTGTCGCAAAAGGTGTTTCGCCCCGCCGTCGACATCGCTGCGGAAATGTATGGCCCGGATAGCGCTGTCGTCGGCGAGTTCAAAGCCAATGTGCCGGCCGGCACCACGATCAGCGGCAACTGGGCGGCAAACCTGGTTGGCGCGGACACCAATGCGGTCGCCGCGTTCTTGGAATACCTTCGCCCGATGACCATCCTCGGTCGTTTCGGCGCCGGCGGTGTTCCGGCGCTGCGCTCGGTGATGTTCAACACGCCGATCGTCACGCAGACCGGTGGCGGTGCCGGTTACTGGGTTGGTGAAGGCAAGGCCAAGCCGCTAACCTCGCTGAACTTCGCGCGCACGACACTTCCACCGACCAAAGTCGCCAATATCTGCGCGCTGACCGAGGAGTCGATCCGGTTCAGCAACCCGAAGTCGGACCTTATCGTTCGCGATAGTCTGGCGGCGGCGTTGCGCGAACGTCTCGACATCGATTTCATCGATCCAGCGAAGATCGCGGTGGCGGGTGTCTCGCCGGCCTCGATCACCAACGGTGCCGCGACGATTGTATCGTCGGGCGATGATTCCGATGCCATCCGGCTCGATATCCGGTCGCTCTACGCCAAGTTCAGCGCGGCCAATAATCCGATCTCGAGTGGCGTGTGGATCATGTCATCGAACAACGCGGTGGCGTTGGCGATGATGACCAATCCGCTTGGCCAGCCCGAGTTCGCCGGCATGTCGATGACCGGCGGCGTGCTCAACGGCATGCCGGTGATCGCCAGCGATTACATCACCAAGGCGATGAATATCGTCGTCCTGGTCAATGCCTCCGACATCTTCGTGGCGGATGACGGCGAGATCGCGATCGATGCCAGCCGCGAGGCCTCGCTCGAAATGTCGGACGCGCCGGCGCACAACTCGGGCACGCCGACTGGCAGCACATCGCTAGTCAGCATGTTCCAAACGAACACCGTCGCGATTCGCGCCGAGCGAATTATCAATTGGATGCGCGGCCGGGCGCAGTCGGTTGCGTATCTGACGAGTGCTGATTGGGGCGGCCCAGTCCACACCGCCTAACTTTCTCGCCACCTCGGGGGCGGGAATTCGTCCTCCTCGCCCGCCCCCGTTTTTCCCGGAGTGAATGCCGATGAAAATGCGCTCCTTGACGGCGATCAAGCCGCACAAGTACGGCACCCGGCACTTGACCGCCGGCGAGGAATACGAGGTGCCGCCCAGGCACGCGATCGCGCTGGTCGCAGGCAAAAAGGCACGGTTTGCAGACAGGCCAGTTCGCGCGCCCGCGGCGAAGGCCGAAGCGAAGGTCGAGGCCGCGGTTGAGGAACAAGCCGAGGCGGTTGCCATCGCCGAACCCGTGAACATCGACAGCCTGCGCATGGAAGCCACGCAGCTCGGCATCGATGTCGACGGGCGCTGGGGCGTGCCTCGGTTGCAGCATGAGATTGCGCAGGCAAAACCCTGATGCGCATTTTCGGTCTGCCGATTCCGTTCACCGGCGAAAAGCGCAAGGCGCTGGCCTCGGTCCCGGAAGGCCGCGGCGGCTGGTATCCGATCATCCGCGAGCCGTTCGCCGGCGCCTGGCAGCGCAATCTTGAGATCAATGTTGATACCGCGGCATCGTTTCATGCCGATTTCGCCTGCAAGACGCTGATCGCCCGCGATATCGCCAAGCTGCGCGTCAAGCTCGCTGAAAAGGATAGCAACAACATCTGGTCGGAGACCACCAATCCGGCATACAGCCCGGTACTGCGGCGGCCGA